ATGCTCCTATGAATAGTGTTAGTAATAAAGTTTCTGCATCAGATAATATCATTTTGCTCTCCATCTATAAACTTCTTCAGTACAAAAGTTTCTCCAGAACTTACATTCTGCCAATTTAGCACCTTCAGTGGGCACTGAACAAACTCGTTCATGTTTACTGTTCTCCCAACAATCGCCAGTGACTCCTCTCATTTCAACAAATTTTGCAAAGCCGTCATCTATTGACAGCATTATCAAAGCTGGTGCTATAAAAAATAATATTATTATCCATAAAAAGGATATTCCAAAGCCTTGATTATGATATGGTTCATTACTCATATTTTTTCTTTTTTATTTCTTCCTGCATTTCCAACATTCGTTCTTTATATTCTTCATAAAGAGCTGGATCAGATTTACTGCCAGTACCGTCTACTCCAAAATTACAACTTACTAAAGCCAACATTATGAAACCACATACCCAAGCAAAACCTTTCATGAATTTAAAAAAAATGTCATAGGCTTCTTCTGCTTGTTCTTGTGCAACTTTTTTTACTTCACTCACTTTATTTCATCTCCTTCTCTGTCATTAAATATATCGCCTGCCATTGCCTGTATTGTTTCAAGATCGTGTTTGCATTTTGATTTGTCAAAAGATCCATCAGCGTTCTTATATCTTTCTCGATGGAGTAATACAGCCATATCGTGCATTGTGTTAATTTTTTTTATAAGTTCCTCTAAAGTATGCAACATACTATTCTCCAAAATCAAAAAGTGTGTTGAATGTGTTATTTTGTTTTGTATTCTCTAAATCATAGTTCAACACACCTATCAAGTTGTCTAGTTTATTATCTATGATTGTTGATTCCATTGCTTCATTATCGAACGGAAGTTCTTTGAACCAATCAGGAATTCTTAATTCGTCTGTTGGATACGCCACACTTGTGTATCCTAATGGATTTTGTTTCAGTTTACACACAATTACTTTCATTCCATCAGTAATTTCTTGTGAATATTTGTCGCCGTTCATCTTTTTTAATGTATTCCAATTAATACTTGCTCTAACATGGCCAGGCATGTTAGCTTTACCTTGTTTTTGTTCTAGTCTTTGGTAATGACCAATTTTATTCGCACGTTTAGGAGATCCCTTCTCATACCCAGGACGTTGTTTAAATTCTTTTCTAAATTCAGTTATCCTGTCTAGTATTTCTTTTTCAGGCTTGTTTGTCAAAACCATTAACAGTAGCTCACTTAAAAAGTCTTGCATGAAAACAGGAGTGTCAGATCTACGTAAGTCTAAGCCCATTGCTTTTACTTTACCAGGTTTTCCTTCCGTATCACTTCTAAAGCCTTCTAAATCATACACCAATGCCGCATATCTTTTCTTTGTAATATAAAGTCCGCTTTCTGCTACAATTTCTCTACCTGCCGCAATAACATCGGCTCTACTCTTTGGACAATGGAAAGCTTCTGCCATGAACTTTTCAAATGTACTATTTGCCGCTTCGGCAACTTGATCATAAAGTGTAATTACATTTTCTTTTGACCAAGGAATCTTACCTGCATCTATATCTTTTTTCAATATAGGATATGCACTGAAGTAAACAGAATCAGTGTCACCATATATGACAGCATCACCCACATGATCATATGTGCCTGTTATAACTTTGTTTACCTCTGCACTCATGTGTTTTACAATAGTTCTACCTGACAGTGTAGTAGACTGTCCAATACGTTTATCAAAAAATCTGCAACCAGGATTTAGAATTGCACCGTACAAACTATTTAGGTTAATTTTTTTAACAAGCTGTCTTTTATCCCAATATTCAATTTCTATTTTGTTATTGGCATCTTTTGCTTTTTTAAGTTGTGCTTGTAATTCTTTTCGTTCTTGATACCAACGTTTTAATAGTCCAGGAATAACACCTTCGTGTTCTGTTGTAAAAATAGTGCCATTGGAACTTAACATCCAAGGCTTATTGCTATCAAAGATTATTTTGTATATTTCTGCACCACTGAGAATATCTTCTTCACCGTTTTCCCAGTCCACTGTAATAGAAATATCTCTTTTTTGTTCCATTACTGCATCATATTCCAAAGTTCCAAACTTACCTTCCCATGCTCCTGCAAAGGATTTCTTTTGCAAGTTCATTGCTTCATTCAAATATTCATCTGTAAGTGTTGGTCTTAATTGTCCAACAATGGTAGCTGGATCCATATTCAATGCTCTAATTACTGACGGATATAGTGAATTCAAGTCCATTGAACCAATCCACTTATGCAGGCCTTTTTTCGGAAATGCCACATAAGCACCTGCCGCCGTAGATGATTCTGGGTCACGTTTAGGCCTATTAGGCACTCTCATACCACGTCTGTGTGCTTCGTTTACAATAGCTTGTTCTGTAACTGCGACAGCACCCATAGTGGTCTGTAGCAAAACAGTATTTGCATGAGCAAGTTCGTTACTGAGATCAATAAACCTTAGTTTTTTGTCCAGCTTGTCCAGTAGTGCAACGTCTTGCCGATTGTATTCGATGAATGTTCGGAAGTCATTGTTATAAAGTTGATCGAGTGTACCTTCATACACAGTTTTCTTTTCGCCAACTTCAAGTTCACCAATGGCATCAAGCCTATAAGTGTGTCTTTCTTCATATGTGTATTTACGATAAAGTTCCAAACTATCTAAATGTACTCTACCTACTAGGTCATAGGTTTCAGCTGATTTACCATACTTTTCGTATTCACGTTTTTTAGGAAGTTGTTTCCAAAGACAAAAACGTCTTGTATCATCTTTGCTTAGGACTCTACTTACTCTGTTTACAGTATATGGAATATCATAACCTTCACTGTTCCAACCTGTAATTATGTCACTGTCTTCGATCAAATCTAAGAATGCTTGTAGCATATCCCCTTCTTTTTCAAACAGTACACACTCATCTCCCCACTCTTTTACCTGTTCTTTTGCTTGTTGCATGTTTAATGTTTTAGGAGGAACTGCAAGTGTAATAAGTGCATCCAACCATTGTAGGTGTACAGTAATTGCAGTAATAGGCATAAAAGGATCACTAGGATCTGCGAATCCTCTTTCTGGATCATAGTCTGTTTCAATGTCAAAGAAACAAACATTTAGTTTAGGAGCATCTTGATTAAGATAATTTTCGCTTAAACATTGAAATATAGGATTTATATCGCTTTCGAATAGTTTTCTTTTGTTGTTTATTGCAAGTTCTTTACGAAAGTCCTTTGTGCTTTTGCTAACTATCCTACTAATTGAATCGCCATAGATGCTTTTGTGCTTGCCTTTGACATCATCATAATAAAAAGTGTATTTGACCGGATATTCTGTATATAATCTTTTTCCTTCGTTTCTTTCAACGACTCTAATTATATCTGCATCTCTATCAAAATACGCATCTACGTAACTCATTCTTTATCCTCATAACAAATATCATTTATGTTTCCTGCCAACACGTACCTTTTAGTTTTGCACGGATATACCTTGTGATGTGCAATGCTAGGAAACATAACTATCATATCATTATATACTGGTAAGTGTATTTCGTCAACCTTTTGTAGCTCATTTTTATTGTCCTCAAGTTCCACAAAAGTTAATGGGCTACTGTTTTCTCCTACATCCAAATAATAGACCCAACTGTATCTAGATAATGTTCCGTGCTCGTGTTGTGGACTAACTTGTCCTGGCAAATACTCTTGGAACCAAACATTTGCATCAATGTTGAATTTATCTGTATTTTGGAAATTGCTTTTTACTATAAAACTTGGACCTCTAGGACCTACAATATGTTTACAGTACCATAAATGTACCATATCAAGTAATTTATCTAGTATTCTATGATTTAAATGTATTTCCCAATCAGTCTTCCAACCTCTATCTTCTTGAGGCGGCACTCCATCACCTTTTTGTTTTAGATCTAAAAAGTAATCGATTATCTCTTTTCTGTTGGAATATCCTAATTGTCCATGCCGAATAGAAATCGGGTGCGAGATGTAAAATGTACTACAACTATTTGTCATTACTTCCTATGTTGCTTGTGGCCAACTAACCTTACTACATGCCCACCAATTGGTATAGGGCGATTATTCTTGTAAATTACTTATCTTTACCTACAGTAGTTACAAGAGTTTCTAAGTCTTCAAATTCATCAGCTACCTTATGCCAGTCACCTTTATGTGCTACTTTGATAGCTTTGTTTATTAATGCAGTTTTTACATTAAGTTCCTCGGCTACTGCTTTTACAGTTTCCTTTAATCCTTCTTGAAGATCATTAACTTCTTGTAAAACCTGTGCGCCTTCATTTACTAGTCTTTCTAATTTAGCTTTTTCATCTTGTCCGTAAACTCTATCACTCATAATATTCTCCTAGTGTTGCCTTATTATATACTGTTTCATTGTGTTTGTCAAGTTTTTGTTTACCATTTTCAAAAAGTTTTTGATAAGCATCTTCAAATCCATCTTCAACTTTACTCATATCGTCACCTTGATACTTGCACCACAATCTCTTGAAGTAACTGTCATGCATTTCTTCAATTGATTTATCTGTCCAATTATGACAACCTAAATGACCCTTTACGAGCCAAAATAATCGATATGCTTCTTTTCGAAACTCTTCCGTCATTTAGAAAATGTTCCATCAATATGTTTATCAATTGGTGCCAACAATTCATATCCTTGTATCTTTGCTTTATATTCATGATGGTCACCTAAGTACAAGTACTTATATCCTATTGACTTCAGCCAGGCCGGAACGTGGTGACTAAACCTCCAACCAATTCTTTTATTAGGTTCTTCGTAGTTCCATGCAAATTGCAAACTCACTCCAATTTTGTCGTTTGGATATAACAGAGTTTGCTCCCATGCAATTAATTTTCCATTTTCGTATAAACAGTTCCAATCATAAATGTTAATGTCATCTTGATAAAGTGGATACACACTTTTAAATTTTTTATATATGCAGTATGCATGAAACACTTCAGTTGCTTCTTGGAGTGTTGGTTTATGATGTATTATATCTTTGTCCAATTTGTATTCTACTTTTGATAAATCTACTCTACCGTACATAATAACCTAACCTCCTTTCATTAAAATATGGTTTTATATCCTCATACCAGTCTTCGAATGGATTGTCAATCCAAACATATCCTTGTTCAACTAGAGAGTTTTTATAATTTTCAGTTGTATCTTCCCATATAGGAATGTATTCATTCCATTTGTCGTCAATGGTTCCGTCTGGATTACCACTAGGCCTAAAATGAACCTCAATAGGATTATTTCCTTTATACTCTACATTTATAATAGGTACATCTATTTGTGCTAACTGTTTTGGTAGTTCAGGAGCAGTATCTAATTTAAGCCATCTTGTAAATTTAACTACATTTGATTTATCATTCCAGCCTTGCCAATTATGTAGCAGTTTCCATTCATGGAAAAATCCTTTATCTTCTTTAAAATATGTTGCTGAATAATGATTGCCTTCAAGATACTCACACCAAAAGTATCCTGGAGGTACACTTGATATATCACCTTTTTCCAAAACCTTGATGGTAGTACATATACCCATACCACCTAGATTGTAAATTGGTCTAATTACGTATTCTTTTGTTTCGGGAATCTCTGTTGCACCTGGACCACACTGATAGCCCATTGTTTCCGCCAAGTATAATTTATTCCACCACTTATGCAAGTGCGGAAGTTTCCTATAAAGTTCACGCTCTTCAAGATCATAAAGCCGATAATCTTCTATAAATCTTCTTCCTCTTTTGTCTTGTATTGCCATTCGTCTGTATGTCCTACTGACCACTTTGGGGTATTTTCTACTGTGTAATTTTGTGTACACACTTTAAAATCTGGTTGTTTTCTATCACCTAAAACAAGGCTTTGATCTGTGAATATTATTCTGTTGTTAGGTTGTGCCGCAAACTGACCGTTGTCTAACTTGATGATATTGAAAGACTTATGTTCAGGATCGTGTTCAGAAAAGTTTGTGTCTATTACATTTCTTTCTCTGTGAGCATTATCTATAGTAAATAGATATTCCCCTTTATGCATTTTTTTATCTTTTCCAAAAAATTGACAGTCGGATAGCATTGATTTTTTGATTATCGTTATATCATAGTCAAAGCAATCCCAAATTTGCAATACGTCTAAGGGAAGTTGTTCTTCTTTGTTATAATCTTCCTTCCAAACAAAAGCTGATATAGGAAGTTTGTCAAATAACGCACCGTAATCTGTGAGAAGTGTTTCGAAGTAAAGAGCTTTGCCCATAACACTTTTAGCTGTGATCCAAACGCCAGGAGTTAATTCACCATGACCTTTTTCTAAATCATAGAGATATTCTTTTTTTACATATACTGGAATAATTGGAGTGTTACAAACTAAAAAAGACATATCAAATGTATTTATCTGATACTATTTCTTCTTTTTCTTTCCGGCACAATGAGCCTTTTGCGAAAAGCCTTTCGGGTTAGAACAGTTGATGCTCTTTTTATATTTTTGGCTCCACTTTTCTCTAAGCGGAACATTGGTTACTTGCAACAAGAACATTCGCAACCTGTACAGACATCATTCGCACATTCCATACATTCTTTATCACAATGACATGGATGTTGACATTTTTCACATTGACAATCTTTTTTCATAGAATTCTCCTAAGTTTTTACGTTTTTAGCCTTACCACGTCTGTCTGCATCAGGATCTTTTCTACGTTTACGAGCGGCAGAAGTTTTTCTTTTCTTCTTGCCCATAGCGTATGCCTTAGCGGCTGGTAAACACTTTGGCTTTCCTTCACCTTCACTTTTTCCTCCGCATGATCCACGGACTTTGCCATCTGGACCAAAACGAACCCATTTTTGCTTGAACCATTTTTTTAAATTTTCATGTAAATCCATCTCTTCTGAAAATACAAGATCACCACAGTTTACACAATAGTCTACGTGTTCTCTTTTAACACAATTAGGTACACGTTTTCCGAACATGGTTTTCATGCCTTTACGTTCATAACCCTTCCAGCATCTAGTACCTTCATCTGTTATTTCCCAGTTTTCTTCAATATCAACACGACCAAATCCGGGCTTAGGATCACCTTTTACAATACTGTCTCGATGATCTTCTTGGTAGTCGACAACTTCCTCTTCAATGCCAATCTCTTTTGCTTTGTCCATTATTTCGTTATGTAATTTTAAGGCAAATTGTTTTGCTTCTGGTGTCGCTTCGCCGGTATCCATGACTGCTTTTTCTAGTTTGTAAATCATATCTTGTAAACGAACCAAATCTTCCATACCTGGCTTTTCGCCGTGTTTTTCTGCTGTCTTGATTGCACTACCACACATGTAAAAGTGCGTTGTAGTATAGTCACCGACAGTTACTTCTGTACTGTCTTGGTCGGCGTTTTCAATAATGTTTATGAGTTGTCTTAGTTTCACTTGCTTTTATTACCCCAGTTCTTAGCCCCTTTTTTACGGCACTGAACTAGAGCACCAGAGGCATAGGCGCTAGGCCATACTTTGTATCTGGACTTTACCTTGTGATAACAAGCGTCTTGTTTTTCAGCCAAAGCATCAAATTCTTCCTCTGAAATTGGTTTACCAACTGATTCTTCTAAAGTTTGAAACTTTCTTTTACTGGCTAATTTTGTTTCTAACATACCTTCAAGTCTATTTGCGTAAATATCGTCAATTGAGCTTGTAAGCCCTACAGTTTTAGCCGCGGCATTTCCTGCTGTCTTGGCTACTTTTCCTACTGTG